TTCTCGAGCCAAACGTGTGGCTTTTGGGAACAGGCCACCAACTGGAGGTTGACTGGGCCCACGGCGGTGTCGTCCCGCCAACCAGAGAGTGGTGTGTACGCCGCAAGCATGCTACCGTAGTAGAAAGGCGAGCCGTTAACAAGAAACTTGAGCTTGAGGTTTGCCCTGAGCAGTGAGAACCCCCTAAGCTTGGCTGCCATGTTTGCGTCGTTGAAAAACGCTGACCACGGTGTGAAGCTGGATTTGAGGCCGTTGGAGGAGTTCTCAGCCCAAGTGTAGCTATGAATCAAGCGCGGACGGCCAAGGTAGTTGCCCAAATCTTGATGCATGTTCATCGAATCTGCGATCTCGCTTGTCCAAGCTGGCATGTCAACATGGACGGACTCTGGTTCGTTCTTGAACACAATGGTCTCCTGCACAACGTCAGTGCTAACGCCCCCATTGCTGGAAGGGTTGGGTGCGTCATAGACCACACCACTCTGCGTGACCACCCTAGCGTCCCAGGCCTTGCGTTTGACCTTTTGGCGCTTCTTCATGTGGAGCTTGTTGATGGCTTTCTCAGCAGCGGACAGGGCCATTTCCTTACGCCCGCTGTGGTCTTCTTTTGTTGTTGAAAACTGTTTGCTGAGGATGGTGTTGTCGGCCGAAGGAGTCTCCTCAGACTTCCTTGGCTTACGTGCTCTTCTGGGGGACAACCGAACCCCTACGTCAAAACGCTCTTCGGAGGAACACTCCATGGTGGTCGAGCCCCAGCAGTCCATTCTCCACGAAGTCTGTAGCACTACTTCTTCTCCGTGGCAGTCACTACTGCTGGTTTGCGTGGTTTCGGCGACGATGCCAGGCACCAACTGCTTAGCCTGGAGCTTGGGTGACGCATCAACGAAGCGCTTGATCATGGTTGACCAGCTAGGTCGCGGCATCTCTTTGAACCTGAATCGTTGCTCCTCAGACACGACCAGGCTACTGATGAGTTCGTCTATCTTGTCAAAGAAGTTCCTCCCGTGAAAGAAGGCCTCCGCTTGTGCGGATGCACATGCACTGGCGAGCTGCTCTTCCTCTGACGAAGACTTCGACGGTATCGTGTAGAGCAACATCTTGTAGATGCTCTCCTTTTCTAGCGCAGCAACCTTGACGCCTGGGAAGCTTTCGTGATCAACAAACTTGCGCTTGAGGAACGACACATCTTGCCAGCTGATGTAGGGAACAGAAGCGGCTTCTTTGTCAGCCATGGTGTAAGTGATTCCGATGTCACGAAACACCTGTTGGATGCTGGTGTGGTTGTACTCACTGGCTGAAGGATGCACCTTGAGGTAAACATCATCCCCAAGAGTGTTGCGACGCACGTTGGTGAAGAACTCCAGGGCGCTTGTGCGCATGGTAGCCTCATCAGTGTTACCCACCCTAACCGACACGTACGCATACATGTGCAGCAGCTGGTTGCAGATGCAGTTGAAGTGGGTTGTGAGCTGATGGCCTGAAACCTCACCACCGAGCAAAGTGATCAGCGTGCCGAAAAAGTCAATGGTAGGGTTCGTGGTGTCAGCAAGGAGGGTGTCGATCGCGAGCAAATCACTCTCGTCGTAATTGCCACTGTTACGACAAAGTTCAACAAACACGTGTGAAGCGTAGTTGGACAAGAGGATTCCAAGCACGGACTCGAATGCTTTGAAGTCACCAGCGACCCAATTGTCACCTGGAAGCTCATCGGCAATTTCAAGACACTCGTTCCACTCTTCAGAATGAGTGTTCAGGCCCACTGCCACGCCAAACAGGTTTCGCCTGCGAACGATGACACGTGTGAGTCCAAGAGTGAACATCCTCATTGCGGTCAAAAAGTCGACAGGACACATGTAGATGACCCTCGCTTTGCCTGCGGCAACCTTAGTCTTACTCAACATCTCGTCCTTCATGCTGGCTGTGTAAACGGCATGTGGCCTGATTCCAACCCTAGCGTTGTCGACAATGCGTTCGACTTCACTGAGGACCACGTCATCGTACTCACGATAGTGTGACCATTCCTCGAACTCCTGCGGTTCGCTCAGGTATTGCAGCTTTGGTCCTCGGAAGCCGTGGCCACCTGATGTGGTGACCTTCTGGGAATCCACGTTCGGTACCCCTGGAAAGCCATTGACAGCCACACCAACTGGTACTGGGTGAATGTCTGCCCAGTCTTCATCCGTGAGCTCGTGCGAGAAATGATCCACCATTGCCTCAGCACAGACCCTAAGCATGGTCTCATTCATGCTGTGAGTGGGCTGCAAGTAGTTGGTCAACACCATCTGAGCCTGTTGCCACGGGTGTGCAATGGGAGCGGCCATGCGATCCACAATCTCTGGCTCGAACGTGTGGCCTGCTGCAAGCACCTGACCGGCTATGCTTGTGTGTCTGCCTGAGAACTTGGTTCTCGGTATGAACCCTCTTAGCTGTCCATGCACCATCAAGTGACCTTGCTTGTGGTAATCAGTGTACAGCTTGTCCTTGGCCATCAAATCACAGAAGCTTGTTCTAACTTGCGCGACAGTACCATGAGGCTGTAACTGGCCAACAGTGACCATGCTCCGAGTGGTCATGTCTTCAGCGTACACTGGGGTTGCGTAAGCAAGGTTTTGCGGGGGAGAATATCCACAATGCAACCCGACTGCCACACAGCCAAGTGGTGACTGAATCATCAGAACACTGCCACAGTCCCCGTAATCTGTGGGCTTTGAAGGCGTGGTTGCCCATGCCTTCATGTACGCCTCTGGGGCACCTGCCATTCCGCAAAGCTGCCTTGAGTGCACACCATGGCAATCCATCACTTCAACTTCACCGGTCTCGAGCTTTTTGACGTAGAACGCGTTGCCAACGCTCTGATAGCCCGTCCTTGGGAAAAGGTGGCGAACGTCCTTGAAACGCCTAGGCATTGCCTTAGTGCGGATGAAGCACAAATCTCGGGAAATATCACGCGTGCACATGTCTTCGGTCACATCAAACTTAACTGAGGGCTGGATACCATCAGCAGTTCGGGGTCCGAGCCAGACCTCAATTGTGCCTGGAACGTTCACGAAATGGTTGTTCATGAGCAGCGTGTCGTTGTCGATGACAAGTATTCTGGTGCAAGCAACACCTGGCCGACCATCATGGCACACGCGCGTCTCAGCGTATAGGAGATTGGACTTGATGCCATTGACGGCTTGGTCAAGTGTGTGCGGTCGCCTAGGGTCAACATCGAGGCGAGTGATGCTCCGTTCCTTGACAGTCCAAACGTTGGCTCTCTCGGCTTCCCTAACTGTTGGCTTACGCCCCACGGCATCCAAGTCCGCTTGTGCGGCGACGAAGTCAGTGACCTCAACTTGTTCCTCAGGCATGGCCTCACAGTCTTCCACACTGTCCTTGCTTGCGAACATGCGGTACATGCCGAAAGCAGCCATGACAAGGGCTCCCGTTGTGCAGACTGCTATCACGAGGGTGACAAACAGTGTGCGACCACCCAGGGCACTGTCATACTTTCTCGCCGAACTGATGATGTGCTCACGTGCAGCTTGGTTGACCGCCTTGTGGGCAACACTTCTAACTGCCCACCTTACGGCGCCGAAACCACTGAGGTAATTGCAGGTGTTCTGAAACCACTGACGCTCAAAGTACTGGGTGGCGAACCACACCATGACTGACCTGGCAAAGGTGGGATCATCCCGGTCAAGCAACTCCTTGGCCTGAAGAAGTGTGGAGTCTCTGACTCTGGGCCCATAGTACGCAATGTAGCAGTGAGCCGCCTTAACAATGTCCTTCATCGGCCACCCCTCAGCCACGCACACAGGGGCTTTGTGGTACAGGAAATCGTCGAGGACCGCTTGTTCATGAGGCTCAACGTCAACAACGACGTACTGGAGGATCTTCTCACGGAGGTCCGCAAGGTGGTGCTGCAGGAAGAAGCATGGCTTGCCCTTCGTGGGCTCAAAATCAAGGTAGTCCTCATCCTGATCTGTGCGTGTTGCCATAGTGAAGGCGTCCTCGGTGAGGGCGTCGAGGCGTTCCCTAGGTGACATGGCGCGAAAGCTGGCCATGCTCTCACGGATATCCTCCTCAAGAATGCGGTAGCTCTGTTCATCCCTGTCATGATCTGGGCTGAGGAAGCCAGAAACAGATGGCTCACTCCAGAGTTGGTCGAAGTAAACTTGCTCGACCGAAGATGTGGCTAGCTCGCCCCTAAGCCGCCTACGCAGCATGACCCACTCAGTGAGCCATCGCACAGATGCTTCTGTTGGTTGTTCACCAATGCTGCGTGCCTGAACAACTGTGGGTACGTCCCCAAACAAGATGGTGGTCTCACCAGAGGTGCACTGACATATGCTGACAGGGAGATGACACGCACATAGTGCCTCAGGACCAATGCTACCAACAGTGCGCATGAGCTTGTCTTGGTTGGAAATGTGGTCCTCGTAGACCCCGGCCATGTAAGTGAGGAGTTCTGAATACGAAGCACATATCTTGACCTCTTCGAACATGCCCTTGCCCGCGTCCAGAAGCTTGGGTTTAGCGATGACGAAAGTCCAGAGATCTGGATACTGCTGCCCAGGTGGAATCTTTTTGACATCAATGCGAGTTTCTCCTGGAACTCTGTACTGCTCCTTGACAATGGGTTCGATTCTCACCTGCAACCGGCGGAGAAACGCCGCTGAGCAGTTGTAGTACTGATCAGCATTGAGGTCACCAAGGTTTGATGTCACGCCAACCCACTCTGAAAGAAAGGGGATCTTTCCCTTGTCAGCAAGCTCTGCCTGATTCGTGATGAATGGGATGTTATTGATCGCAGAAATGATGTCCTTAATGGAAGGGTCAACACCCTGCACCTTGTTCGACCTAAACTTGGCGGCATCGTCATAGAGCACACCAGCGAAGTGGGACTTGTACCCGGAGTAGAAGGGGTCATTGTCGTCACGCGTCCAGCACTTGGCGTTCTCCTTGTCAATGCCGCGCACTGAACAGTAGTGGTTGAAGAGGCCAGCTGCGATGAATGACTTGGCAACGCCTGCATCACCGAAGAGAAAGACTCCAACCGGGGCTCTCCGGAAAGAAGCTGCCGCAAGTGATGTGGTGTATCTGTTCTTGATGAGCTTGAGCTCGAGGACGACTGAATGCAGGATGCCATGCTGTTGGCCAACCTTGAAAACCTTGAGTAGCTCTGTGCCAGTGACAAGACAAGCGTCAAGTTTCGCAACATAGCTGGCGAGAGTGATGCCAATAGCAGAAGGGTTGTTGATGAACTCAGCGTCTTTCCGGATGGCAGCCGCTTCGTCTAACCACCTGGTGATCACTGCATCGTCAATGAAGAACGCCTCGATGGACCCAGTGAGCATCGCTTGTCTGCCTGCCTTAGCGAGAAAGAGAAGCAAAGCCACAAGTGAATCCGCAAAGGTGGCGCACTGCCAGAAAGTGGGTCGCATGCGCTTTTCTTCGAACTGCTTGAAGAGCTTCTCGTCGACCTCAATGCCCATCTTGGCGTAAACAGCGTGGGCCAGGACATGGTTAAAGACCTTAACGATCTTGTTGCCAAGGACGGAATTCCTAACGCGGTTGAGGTTCGAATACAACGAGTCGCAAACATCAACCCAATTGTTTGAAGACTGCCAGAATGGCAAATCGTCTGTGAGCTCGTTGGCAGCTGCTTGAAAGATGCGCAAGACAGAGCCTGACGCAGACCTTCCAGTTATAGAACTGTAGAAGGAACAACAAGCGACGAAAACGCACGTTTTGGAGCGAGCGTTGCGAACATTGTGGAGGAAACAGATGGCAACCTCAACGCATCTGATGACCTCGTCGTTTTTGTTGACGAGCTTGAGGTAGTCGGGTGCGTCACGGTCATTTATCCGCACGGCACTTGTGGCCAAATTGTCAGCGACGGCCAAAGGAATCATCCACTTCGGGGGCTGTTTTGCGCGGAACATGTTGAGATGGTGTGTGTGAAAAATCGTTGCAATGTCTGGTTGTATCTGGTTCTTGTGTTGGGGCGGGGCACTGGGGCCCCAGGTTGGACGTTCTTTCTGGCAAACGTACCAAAGGCCAGCTGAGGTTAACAGCCTACAACGCTAATCTTTTGGAATAGTCTGAATCCGGGCAATGGCTGAAATAAGACACTTAACATGCGCGTGAAACTGGTGTCTCCGAGTGACCAGTCTATACACAATCAAAGTCTGTCTAATTTAAGTCAAGGCCATAAGAGACGTCAACGGGCTCATACATCCGTTGGAGAGGTCTCTGATGGTTCCCTACAACAAACACAGCTCTGGGAAGGAGCTGTTTTTATCTAAAGATCAGTAATGTACCTTCTTCTTTTTCTTTTGTTTTCTGTGGTTTGTCGAGCACCAATGTACGGATTTACGCTTTACAGCTACACGATTTATGGTACTTCGTTGGAAACGAAATGACAATTTAATTTTCCACGGTTTTATGTTTGTTTGTTTGGTTTTGTAATTTTCTTATTTTTGTGAGAAAAAAGGACTGGATGAATAAATACATAAATACATAAATAGAAGGGGGTTGGTGGTCTACCACCATTTTACCTGAAAAAGTGCTATAAGTTTTGGTTCTACGCAACACAGGATGCGCAGAAGCTTTCTTCATGTCTGAAAGATGATTCTGGTGTCTGCAATCTGTGATGCAATTTTCCACTATTCTGTCTTTCAAATTGCACTCTACGGCTCTGGTTATGGAGCACGTATAACATGACGGATGGGTATGAACCC